TTAACCCCTTAGCTCCAGATGACTTGAGTACGTCACAAGCATCTTTACAGCCTGTAGGGTATTCAATGGTATATGTTTTGATAGGTGGCAACATTGACAGTGCAACATCAAGTCCAGCCCTACCCGCTTCATCTGAGTCGAACGCCAGTATTATCTTATCGAAGTTGAGTAGAGCTTTTTCCATTACTCTAGTCAATGAGCGTTCAACGTGTTGTGCGCCAGGAATACCCCAAGTAGTACACTCTGGCAGTGCTTGCTTCCATGCTAGTGTATCTGTCTCACCTTCAGTTAAGATAAGGACTTTGTTAGTGCCTTTAACTTGAAAACCAAACACTGAGAAATGTTCCCCGTTCAAAGTCTTGACAGCTTTCTTACCAGTGTCTAACTCCTGCTCAATGTTACGATACTTAAACCCAATAAGCTTACCATTAGAAATGTCGTAATAGGGAAACCTAATGCGTCCGTCGGAGATGGGTCTAGCGTCTTCATCAAGTATAGTAACGCCTGACTTAGAAACCTTAGAAACAAACTCAACTCCAAACGTTGACAGTGTGTTACCGTGAATACCTTTAGATGCCCAGTCGTCGATAGAATGTGTAGCTTGCTCAGGTAATGGCTTCATATCTTTTATCCGTAGTTCTTTTGGTGTGTAGTGTGATGAGTCAGTAAAAGCATGGTAACCACAAGCAAGGCAAAAGACGTTGAACTCGTAACGCGCTAGGTTATCCCCGCTAGAGTCTCTGCCTGATGCCTTACATTGTGGACATTCCTCATGCCCCAAGAACTGACCTTTCGGGTGATGCTTGGGTAAGTTCATTTACTTGTTGAATGAGTTCGCATGGTGTACAGTGACTAACATCCATACCTAATATGGTTTCTACAAACCCAGTGCATAGCGGGTTCCCCATGTATGGACGCTTTAGCCATTCTACCACACCATAGACCAAGAAGTCAAGTCGTCTAGTCTTACCTCCACTTTTAGCGTATGTGTCTATTCTGATAAGAATGTCATGTAACTCTAACGCACCTATCTCAACTTTCCTTGACGTTTGAACTCCAGTCACCTGACTCATGTAAGTAGGGAACGTTAGCATCTCTACTCCTTTCGTGGTAATGCCGTAGAACCACTGTCGGTCGTCATCGTCAAGCATCAGGTAGCAATGTGACACCTTCTCACCTTTAACCTTCTCTAAGTACCATCTAAGGAGCTTATCACCGTTACGCAACCGAACACCATGTATCTGGTAGTACATAATTTTTCTCAACTCAAAGCTCAGTGGTTAACATCTATCATCAGAACCGAAGGGAGTGCACACAGGTGGTGTAGGTAGCGGCGCGGGAACGGGTGTATCCTCTACTTGCTGCATAGGTTGCGTATCACATCCTACATACTTCTGTGAAAGCACGTTGCCATCTGGTGACGTTGCGATAACGTACCACTGATGGTCTTCTTGACACACATCAACCGGGAGAGGATACAACGTGGGTGTTTCGTAACGAGTAATGTTTACCGCAACGTTAGCTTGGTTTTCTACGAGTGGTAGCTCGCTTGCGTGTACCGGTGTTGCTTGCATCATTGCTATTACAAACATTATTCCTTTTATGGTTAGTGACGTGAAGAGTATCCACTTCACTTGTCTCGCTAGTTCTTTGCTGGATATCTTTGGGCTTGGTGCAAACAGTTTTGATAGTTTCATCGTGGTCACCTTTCATATATGTGAGTAGTTGTTCAAGCATTGATACTGTGAAGTTACTTTTTGCACTATTGGCTAATGCTGAGATGACTTGCACATTACCTGGGATGTATCCGCGTAGCGGGTTTACCCTATCGAAAGAAGGGGTGTTAGCCAGTGGCTTAGAGCCAGGTTGATATAGTAACTCTGCACCAGTGACAGGGCAAACATCAGGAAAGTCAATATCATCCATCTCGATAGTAAACTCAATGTCTTTACCTTTAGCATCTGAACGTTTGTTAATGAAGAGCTTGCGTTGAAAACCTGATGGGTCGAGAGAGCTGTATCTAGAGTTATTACACTCGATACACTCTGGTCTATAACAGTCTAAACAGTTCGCGTTCCAATAGAAGTCGGTTAGCTTCTTAGGTTGTTTGCACATCGTACAAACTTTAGTCGTCGTCGCGGGGTCGTGCTCTTCTAAGAACTGTTGACAATGTAGTGGTATCGAGCGAGGTCTAGGCATCTACTTTCTTACCTCTATAGGGTGTGACTCTGCTGTGTTTAGCTTTCTTGTTCTTATGCCCCTTCCTTCCTTTACAACTATTCCCTCTCTTGTCATACATCATTCTCACCATGCCCTTAACCTCAAACGTTGAGAAGTTAGTAACGTTATCAATGATGGATGTATCATGTGTCGTTACGCAAGGGAACCTGATGATGGTGTCCTTAACAAAGAGAGGGTAGTCATTGAATAGAAGTGAAGCGCCATCGTTATCGTTGTAGTCATTCATTATCTGTTCTCCGATGTAGGTACGTTTTCTAGTAACACTGTAGCAATACCCTTTGCTACTAAGGTAGTGAGGCTTAACAAACCGATGTGAGTGTCTATCTGGTTGTGATGTTGCTGTATCCTCCTAGTCTCATTGTTGATAGACGTTAGGTAACCGAAACCGTAGTCATCTACGAACTTGTTTAGTAACGGGGTATCAATGACGTATAGCTTATTGACAACTTTCTTCCACACTATATAGTATTGCGATGCACCTGTGTAGTACCAAGAAGGGAACCATTTAGCGTGACGCTTTGAGTAACCCTCTAGCTCGAACGCTACGTTGTTAGACTTAACCCCGTCACACTTAATAGATACAGCCCACGCGTAGTTATCTTCCTTAGATAGACCGCTAACGTAACAGTCAATATCCTCCATCATATCTTCTTGTTCTGTACTATTGTAAACCCCGTAGCCTAGCTTGCGTAACACTGAAAGGATGTGGTCTTCATCGTTCAACCCTTTGTTGTAAATAGCGTGTAGTCTGTTAGCGTCAGCGTGTACCATGTTGCCTCTTAATGTATCGCAAGCTTAGTCGCTTGCTGGATAAGTAGTGAGTGAGGTAGGTAGATAGTACAGTGTGTTTAGGGAACCTAAAAACTCACTATACCATATACACTACCTACCTTTATTCACCTACTATATATAGTATACCATACTTGATATACTTTGTCAAGCCCCCTAGCTATACTGTTAGAGTGTAGTTAAGTAGCACTCCCGTAGTATGTTTGGGGAGTGTTACCTCCTTTTCTCGTGGGCTATCGCTTACGTTAAAGGCATCGATAATGGTAACGGGATGCAATGATAAAACCCGTAGGGCTGCTTCATACATTGCTTCATTCACTAAGCGCTGTATCTCGTTTAGGTTAGCTGTAGTCTTCATGTCTCGTTACGTTGCCTCTTCTAGTTGTTTAACCGTTTCACTGAGTTCATTGAATAGAACAAAGTTTATCTCACTGATGTCTATGAACCTTGCTAACTGTTCTTTGTAGTCTAAGTCATCTATCACCACTGCTAAGTATTTGTAGCCGTTCGCTTTGGCTACTACCTTAGAGACTTCATACTCTTCACTGAACACGTCGGCACTCGCTTGTGAGAACCTCGTTAGCAGGTTTCTAACCATCACTGCTAACTTGACTTGCGGAAATACTATGTCAGCCCTATGCCAGTGTAGACCCCCATGAGAAGGGAACCTGAAAGTATCGTATTGAAGTTCACCTAGTAGCGTTACGTCTACGGGTAATTCTTGCATGACTTTGCAGTAGACTTCATACTGCTCTAGATAACTCACTGTTGCTTGACGTAACTCATATCGTTTGCTGACCATTTGTACTACTCCTTCGAGGATGACCTCAGAGAGGTGTTAGGGTGTTGGTTAGGTGTTTCATCGTCCTTTGGTCTATCGTCGCTGTCAATTGGTGTAGGGTAGGGTAGAGAACTTTTTTGCAGTGTGAACCGTAGTCGTTTTCTCCTATCTTCTCTGACAGTCTTGTGATAGTCCAATTGGTCATTGTCGTCACTGATATGTAAACCTAGTAAGGTATACATGATGGTAGAGAAATAGAGAGGGAAGGTTTAATATCCTTCCCCCTATCCTGGCTATTTGTTAAAGGGCACGTAACGGTACAGCTTTACGTGATGCAGTCTTACGAGTAACGGGTGCTACCTCTTCGACTTCCTCACCTTCAACTTCTGTATCTTCATCTAAGTCAATGACTTCGTACTCATCTTCCTCAACGATAGGAGGTGCTACTTTCTTAGTCGCTACCTTGGCAACACCTTGCACGGCTTGAGCCTTAGTCTTAGCTTTAGCTGCGATAATTTTGTCAGCCGCTAAGTTTGCTTTCTCACGAGCGACAGCCATCTGTTCACGCGCTACTCGCTTGGCTTCTTGAGCTTCCATCTTGACTAGCTTGGCTTCCTCCTTCTCTACGGCTTCAACTGCTTTGACTTCATCCATCGTGCGGAGTTTGTCAAGCTTGCTGTTAGAGCCAGTTGTTTCAAGAATGTAGTCAGCAACCTCCCCATAAGCTCTAGCAACGTTTGTGTACTTCTGTAGTAACAGGTTGTAATGCTTAACCAGGTATCCGAGACAGTCTGACAAGATGGCTTGAAAGACTCCGACATTGTGTTCACGCTCTAACAGGTTAGATGCGATAGCTTGGAAGATAACCTGAACAGTTTGCGCTTTAAGGTTGTATCCTTCGTGTCTATTCATTCTAACAGCGATAGACGCGATAGCTCGCTTCATTTCACTCCTAGTAAAGTCGCTTGAGAAGACTGTTTTGAGTTGACTGCTAACGCTATCTTCTGAATTTGTACCTCTACCAATAAGGTCAAGAACCCCACGCTCCGCAGGGCGCATGACACGAGATGAGTTATCGCTAACGATAAGCTTGGTTAGCATGTCGTAGTCATCAACGCTTTGGAGGTTCACAAATAGCGTGTCATCTGGACTCAGCCCCATTACCTCGTAAGCGATGTAGAGTAGAGCCTTAGCGCGGTGGCGACCACCTGTATCATACATGATGTCATTGTATGAAGTGATGGTGATGAGGTTAAACAGTTGAGACTCTGAGATGATAGAGGCAACGAGTTTCTTAACGATAGACTCATTAACTGCTTCTTGCTCAAACTCACTTTCAGTATCTAGTAGTGCAGTCTCAAGCTCACCAAAGGTAATTTCCGTTACGCCTTGATAGGTGATGCCCGACTGAATAGCATCTGTGAAGGAAGGAACGCCATCAAACTGTTCTTCTAGAAAGTTCTTGTATCCTGTGATAGCACGTCCTGATAGAAAGGCTTTGACTTCTTTCGTTTCAACAGTGAGTTGAGCTTCGGTTGTAGCGGTCTTAGATGTATGAGCTTTCTTTACGGTTGCCATAATGTTGTGAAGCCTATGTTAGTTGGAAACTTGTGTGGTTACTTGGCTCGGTTGCTTGTCTTCCACCCCTTAACCATATCAGGTCTAATTGGAGATGTCAAGGGGTTTGAGAGAAGAAGTGTCACAGTGCCAGTTTGTCTTGCATGATATACCATCCTTGCACTATGTCTGAACGTAGGAGGATACCGTCTTCATACAGTTGTACGGTAGACTGGTTGCCCTTGGCTTGATGAACTGCGATGTAGCGTAAGCCTTGCCCGTACTTAACGAGTGCTTCTCGCCTTGTCATGTCCCCTAAGATGCGTGAGTGCTCTTTAGACGTGCTAGTCATCGAACGTAACACTGTATAGAATTTTTGCATTGTAAAGCCTAGTCGTTTGTTATGCTGTGTAACGCACTTAGTAACTTCGTGCGTACGCTTTAGGAGTAGTAAGTCTTTCCATCTTTGACGTACTTCGTACCAGGAGGTGCGTCATCGTCTAGAGGAATGTCGTTAGCTTGTGTTTCTTTGTTTAGTTTCCAATAGGTTCTGTCATGCTTCGCCCTCTTAGTTGCTTCGTGCCTGTCTTTACATTCTTGAATGCGCTTTTGTTCGTCGCTTGGTTCAGTTGGTTTGTTAGAACGGATAGGCATAACGTGTTAGTTACTCGCGTGAGGATGGGCTGTGAGGCGCTTAGTTACCTCGCGCTGGTGTTTGTATCAACTGTCTAGATAGAAGGGCTTGAAGGACATGTCGTGCAGGGTAGCGGTGATGATAGAGGCTAGACGCTTGGCTATGATGTATCTTGCAATTGCCGTCACTAGGCTGTGTGTCACTTGACACCCGATGTAAATGGTTGCGTATACATAGGCAAGGAATAAACAGATGTAGTGTAGATAGTTGTTAGTGATGCGTGTTGGATATAGTTCTCTCGCTTCATTGAATGACTCTCTAGTTAGTTCGCTGTCTGTAGTGGTGATACCACAAGCAGGATAGAAGTCACCTATTAGGTAGACACCATTGCTTTGCATTCCAACTAATGGTGTAAACTGTCCAGTTAGTTGAGCAACGGGCATTGGAACATGATGGTTGTGTAGGACATATGTGTCGAAGAGTGTGGGAGTGCTGTGACCTAGACACAAGCCATCGTCAAAGGTGAATGTAACTGACGCGATAGGCTCACTTTGAATGCGTAATAGTTCAGCGTGTAGAATGTCCATCGTTGCGGTTAGCTTGCATTGTAGTGTTACGCCATTGGAACGATGAGACTTAAGTGTAGCTTGCAGGTCACGATAGTTTGTGTTGGTCATAATGTTGTGAGGGTTTGGGGTGAGTTGGTTGACTTCTAAGTTGTAACACTAGGGGATGAGGATGTCAACCCCTAGTTGTGAATTGGTTTAGTAGGTGCGAGGGATAAGCTTCTCGGTAGGTAGCAGGACGTAAGCGTTGAGTTGTTGAGGTGTCATTGTGCCCACGCATTGTCTCGTTACGGTCTTACCTTTGCTGTGTCGTGTCGTGGTCTGTAGTGTGTAGTATGTTTGAGCGTTAGCGAGTGTCATTTCTTTTGTGGGTTGGTTGGTTTGTTTGACTCCTTTACTATGTCATAGGTGAGGGAGGATGTCAAGTAGATAGTTCAGTTACTTGCGAGTGTAACGAGCGTAGGCAAGGTGTATAGGATAAGCGAGTGTCTCTAGATATATAGGTAGTGGATAAGGGAGAAAGGGAGAGTTGGATGGGTAGAGGGTGTTGTAGGGAAAACAGAAAAGTTCTCTGTACTCGCGTGTACCCGTGTAAGGGTGGTCATAGGGGGGACGCGGGTGGGTGTTCAGGAGGTACAAGCATGTAATAAACTTTCACAAACTTTTTATATCCTATACAAGCATGTAATAAAAATATACAAACTTTTTATATCATATACAAAACACGAGCGTCCGACAGTACCGTATAAGAAGCGAGTAGAGCGTCAAACGAACGTAGTGAGTGACTACGTTACATACCCTTGTGCCAGTTACACCATGCCTCAAAGTTATAGTGGGTAAGGGTTCCAGGCGATAGTGTCTAAGGAAGTGTCACACTACCCCTTGACATTTAAGGGAGGTTAATACTATAATGAGTACAGCGAACGAAGCACAAGCGAAGTGAGTATCACCTATATACATTAGTATCCTTTATTCTAATAGCTTATGCCTCAACACGTTAACCACAATGAAGATGAGAAACCAGTAAGCAACATAACGTTCTCTGAAAGTATGTCTAGGCTAGTAAAGGGTTGGTTACCCCTTACTGTATCACTCATGGTATTCTCTGGTTCTATTGTAGGTATCTTCTTTAACACAGAGGATAGACTTACTAAGCTAGAGATAACGACTACATACATTACTAAACAGTTAGACTTAGTTATTGCCAAGCAAGATAATAATGCAGATAAACTAGATACTGCTAACAGGGAGATAAGAAAGAATGGTACAGGCAAGTAGACCAAACGCAGTGACTAGACGCTTAACCCCGCGAACCACTGAGCAACGAGAACAGGACGAGCAAGAGTGTAAGCTTCCTATTGTGAGTGAAGACGAGAGCTTAGACGAAGATGAAGATGAAGATGAAGATGAAGACGGTGAAGAAGAAGTATATCTAGCAAGCGGACAAACACACCTTGGTTCACTAGACAATACTAACCAGTCACCCAGTTACGAAGACACCGAGTATCTATCCGCCGAAGATGCAAGAGAACGTATGTTGCTAGAGAACCACAAGCAACGAATGTCTTTCATGCAACACCTGGTTATCCAAGCACCAGACAATGTTAATAAAGTATTAGCTACTATGATGCCTGAGACTAATGAGAGGATGGCACTTTTAGAGAACGTCTCCGCGCAAAAGGTACGGGACGCAGACAGTAGAAGAAAAGCTAACGAGACAAACAAACGACTTGCAGAGGAGAGACGCTCGAATGAAAGTGCTAAATAACGGTAACGCTTCTAAGGCTGGTGCGGCGAGTGGTGCAGTAAATATCAACAGAGGGTTACCTGGGCATCCTCTATCGGCACGTCCGGCTACGGGGGTTGGCATGGCTCCTAACTCGTTACTCGGTGTTACGAAAGGAATGACTACAAATTCTACAAAGGGTATTAGTCGAGGAGTATTGAATACTAACCAAAAAGCAAGCAAGGCATCTTCAACAGGGGGTCGCGTTGCATCAATGCCAGCGGGCTACAAGAAAGGGGCGTAACAAGTCATGGGTTCTAAAGCACCCGCCGTACAATATTCCGGACCAAGTGCCGCACAGATACAAGCCGACAGCGCCGCACAGCAACAGCAGTTAGCTTCGATACAAGGTCAATATCAAAACCAATATACGCAACAACTGGCACAAGTACAGAAAGGATATCAAGACCAGATAAGCGGGTTAACACAACAGTTTAACTCTCAGTATCAAAGTCAACAAGGTTTACTTTCACAGTTACAAAACCAGTACACGACAGCACAACAGCAAAGTGCTCAACAACAAACGGCGTACACTAACTTACTTCAGACTCAGCAAACACAAGCTTCTAACCTACAGTCTTTAAGTGACGCTGCTACAGCTAACGCAAGCACTCAACAGCAACAACTGACAGGACAGTTTAACACAGCATCTAACAAGCAAGCTGACCAACAGCGGCAACAAAGTGCTAACGTTACGTTAAGAGGTTCGCAAGATACTGAACAAGAGTTACTACGTTCCAACTCACCTACTACTCAGTTACTGAGGTAAACACAATGGCTCAAAAATATCCAGTCTACTCTACTAAGGTAGGGCAACCTGGGGTAGCAGGACAGTTACTTGACTTACAAAAGTATGGGCGCAACCTGCTTTCGTGGGTAGGGCAAACTGTTAACGCGACTCCTACTGAACTCGCTATCGATAACTTCTCATGGTCGTTACCCGCAAGCACATCGGGTGCAGTGCCTCTCTTTAACCGTCTTACTCTGGTTGAAGACAGTGTTATCTCACTCAACCTATACGGCGCTTGCTTTGACGTAACGACTGACCTACTGGCTACTGGAAACAACGCAGGTTGGTTTGCACAGTTTTCCGTTACTAACGTAGGTGGTGTTCTATCATTCTTGCCTGCTGCCCCTACGGTTATTAAAAACGTACTCGCAGCTCAAGGTGCATCTCTAGCACTCGTACCAACATTAGGTACGGACACTATCATTCTAACGGCTACGGGCGTTGCGGCTACGACTATCAACTGGCACATCAATGCCGATATGTGTATCGCAACTTTCAAAGGTTCACCTGGTCTAGGTCAATACGGTATTTAACAACTATGAAATTTAGCTGGTCACATCTGTTTCAAGTTCTCTTTGCAAATGCAGTACCTCTACTGCAAAAGGTAGTCAACCAAGAAAAGCTAGTACCGCAAGACTATATGAGTGCAGTACTAGACTCAGTTCTAGGTTATGTATCTATCTCTGGTTCACTGCCAGAGGCTACCGTGCAAGGTGACAAAGTTACTTCCACTATCAAAGCATTGGGTAACGCTACAAACGATGTAGTCGTTGCTGCTACTATTGATAGTCCTATTGGGCTTCGATAGAAACAACTCCCTTCAAACTACACACTCAAAGATACTACACAATGTCCACGTTACCAGCAACTAAAAAGAATATCGAACTCGCGTTCTACGATATGTGGACGTTCTTCGACCTTATAGGCTTTCAAGGTGGGCGCAGTAACTTTGGTGCTGTACACGAGGAGTTAGTTGAGTTTATCACATCACCACAATATGAGGGTTACGAAGACTACCGCCGACGAGTTGTGTTAATGCCAAGGGGACATCTGAAGTCTACTATAGGTAGTGTGGGATACGCCTTGTGGAGAATATTTAGAAACCCTAACATTCGCATCATCGTAGGCACGAACGTCTTATCGTTAGCCTCATCATTCATCCGTGAGTTACGTCAATGGTTTGAAGACAAAGAACTTCAAGAGCGTGTATGGAATAACACGGCAAGCTATAAGTATGCCCCGTTAATACCTGCGATGGACAAAGGGAAAAAGTCTAGAGCAAACCATGAAGTAGACATAACGGATGCGTTAGATAAAAAGGTTATTTGGAATAACTCTGCTATTCAAGTCTTGAGACAAGCCAAGTTAAAAGAACCTTCAGTGTATGCCTTATCGGTTGGTTCAAAGGTAACGGGTCAACACTATGACTTAGTTATCCTTGATGACATTGTAGACTTTGACAACACCGCAACTCTTTCCAAAATGGAGAAGACTTACGAGTGGGCACAAGACTTGGAAAGCGTGTTAGACCCTTTACATCTTTGTGAGTTTACCGGAGAGCCTATCGGAGATGAAGTCATTATCAATGGAACCCGTTACGTCGCAAACGACTACTATGAGTTAATACTTAATGATGCCGATGAACTTCAATACAAGACGTTCATAAGGAACATTTATATTAACGGAGTAGATAACAGTGACGGGTATCTGTGGCACGAGAAGTTCAACGACAGGACAGTTCAACTATTAAAGAAACGTTTAACATCACGACGCTGGGCATCACAATACCTTAACTCAGTAATGCCAGAGGGTGACGCACTACTAACTATAGACCAACTAGAATACATAGCAACTGCTAACGTTCATTGTTCAAATGGTGTTGCAGAGATACTAAAGCTAGGTGGTGAGAAAACACACGTCAGACTATATATGGTTGTAGACCCTGCTGTATCTCAAAGCAAGACGGCAGACAATACATCTATTGCTATTGGTGGTCAAGACGACCAAGGCAACTTATATATTCTAGACGGTATAGCAGGAAAAATAACACCGCAGAAGATAGTGTCTGAGATATTCAGACTCGCTGATAAATGGCAGCTACCTGCGGTATACGTTGAAGTGGTAGGATGGCAAGGGGCATTGACTCATTATATCAAAGAGGGCTTTGCACAGAACAGACCTCTAGCCATCTATCCATTTAACCCGCAAGGGAAAGGAAACAAGAAAGAACGCATCGAGTTCTTCTTGCAACCAGTGTTCAACCAGAGAATGATATTCGTACCTCCTTGGATGAAGCAGTGGGATATCTTACAAAACGAGCTACTGCACTTTGGTAGCCCATCTGGACACGATGACGTATTAGATACGTGGGCGATGATAAAAGACGTGAGCAAGCCCATTAAGAAAGTTAATAAGTCAAAACAGATAAAACGTAGTTGGAACTCTAAATGGGGCGGTAGCAGATAATGGCAACAAACATGATGACTCAGATGCTTCAAGCGTCTGGTGGTAACGGTGGTAAGAATAAGCCACCTGGTAAAAAGGTAGCATCTGGTTCAGCAAAGAAGAAGCCAAGCGGGGGTAAGAAGGGTGGCAAATAAAAGACAACCTGACTTTATGAAGACACTCCCTGCTAATGGTATTACTGCCATCATTAACGCAGACAACGGAGTAGTTGGTTTTGTACACGCCGAGAAGAATAGATACGAACGTGCGAGACGAGAAATAGAAGTAATGTGGCTAGAAGCGTGGGCACTCTATATGGGTAGCCCTCGCGCTGTATCTTACCAACGGTCACAGGTACTTAGTACGGTAGGTGATGTCAATGCTGACTGGAGACATCGCATCAACACTGGCAAAGCATATGAGAGCGTTGAAACCATTCACGCTTATCTTATGTCAGCTACGTTCCCTAACCGAGACTTCTTTAATATGGAACCTACCCAACCTGGGTATGCTGACCTATCAAAGGTAGTCAAAAAGTACATGACTGAGAAGATGTACGAGTCTCACTTTAAGGGTCACTATGAAGACTTTCTACGTCAGCTTATTATTACTGGAAACTCATGTATCGCGTTACCTTGGCGTTATGAGACTATTCCTTATAAAAAGAACGTAAAGGTTCGCAAGCCTATCATTGACATCACCGGGATGGAGATGGGGACTACTTGGGAATGGGGTGTAGAGGAAGAAGTACGAACTGTATTGAACAGACCAGACTTTGAAGTCCTTGATGTGTTTGACTGTTTTATCGAACCTAACGCAAAGGATGTGAACCAGGGTGGTTTCATTCGACGCATGGTAAAGTCGAGAGCAGAAGTTATTGGGTTAATGCAAAGCGGAGTTTACTCTAAAGACTACGCCGACTCAGTAGACATTTGCAACGTAGAAGCATTCAGTCAAAGCGGCAACAACATTAAAACGCTAACATCATTCAACGGTATCAATACTCGCATTGAGTATAATATGGATGACATTGTAGAACTCATCGAATATTGGGGTGACGTTATCCTAGACGATGGTACTACATACCACGATGTAGTCGTTACGCTTTGCGGTGATGCTCTACTCGTGTTTGAGCCTAACCCTTACTGGGGTGGCAAGCCTTTTGTATGGGGCACTTATACCAACATTAGACAAGCGTATGGAATGGGTGCTATCACACCTAACGCAGGTCTATTACATGAACTCAATATTATTACCAACCAACGTTTGGATAACCAAGAGTTGAGTATCGATAGTATGTGGACTGTCAAGCAAGACGGTATCATACAACCTGAAGATGTTCGTTCTGAACCTGGCAAGGTTTATTCTGTTTTAGACCATACGGATATTCAACCTTTAGCTGCAAGTCAGTTGGAATGGAAAGTAACGTATCAAGAAGTAAGTGTCTTAGAGACTATCATCGATAAGAACTTTGCTACTGGTGCTATGATAGGAGCCGGACAAGGGCGGAGTGGTGAGCGAGTAACAGCAACCGAGATACAAGCGGTTAGAGATGCTGGAGGTAATAGACTGTCAAACATTCACAGACACATAGAGGACTCAAGTTTATACCCTATCCTCCTGGGTGTCTTTAATATGATGAGACAGTTTGTTAAGGAACCAGAAGTTATAAGAGTAAGCGGTGATGCAGCGGGTGAGTATCGATACTATCAGATAGACCCATCTATTGCTTTTGCTTATGACTACAAACTAAAACCAGTAGGTGCTGACTATGTGACAGACCAAGCTAAGTATCTTCAACAGCGCTTAGACTTTATTCAAGCTGTCTCTCAAGTACCTCAGATGGCACAGCAACTTAACTGGGGCAACCTCTTACACGATATCGTTCACCACATGGGTTTTGATGACCCTGACTCATATATTAACAATGACGTACCCGCCCAACCTCCAGTCGCAGCTACCGACCCAAATAAACAGCCCGACCCTCAGCAACCCCAACAAGCCCCACCGACCGGGGGAAGCGGGAACCTCGACCCAAACTCCCCCGAAGGGCTTCAAGCCGCAGATAACGCTGTCCAGGACAAGTTGCACAGCATTGGAGGAAAACCCCTCCTATCTGCCTACCAAGCTATGAAGGGTAGTGGACAGTTACCTCAGATGATGCAGCAACTAGCTTCGCCAACAGGACAACCACAACAGCCACCTACACAACAGTAATGCAAAACACACAGCCAGGAATGGAGACATCTCCAGTAAATAAGTCAGCACCCGCTGACTACATCTATAGAGGTCGTAACGCTACAGTAGTTAGCGAGACATTACCCACTGGGCAGCAACCGTCACAGTCTGCTGTAGAAGTTGCAAACGCAATGCCCTCTACGCAAACCATTGAGACAGGTGCAGACCCAGTAGACCTAAGCTTTTTAGACTTACCACTACAAACGGCAGATGCTCAAGCGCAAGTCGCTGAGACACCTGTACAAGAACTATCTGACGATGAAAGCGTTAAGTTTGCTAAACAGTTTGAGAAGGTGTTTGGTATCCCACCCCAAGCGGCGGCTCAACAGTTTCAGCAACTCGCGGAGTACAGAGCACAACAAGGTGTACAAGAGCAACTAGGTTCTTTGAAGAAAGCCTGGAACGTTACCGACGATGAAGTATCTCAACGTCTGAAGCAAGTAACAGAGCGGTTCAACAAATACCCTAAAGACCTGCAAGGCAGACTTGATAACACTGAAGGTGCTCAACTCATCTGGGCTAAAATACAGATGGAGCAACAGGGACAAAATGCGAACGTCAAGACTCCCACTCTCGACCGTTCAACATCGCCCAGCGGTTCAACCGGGGCAAAGACAGTTACAAAGCAACAGTTAGCCGCTCTCAGTCCTGAAGAGTGGAAAGCTAATGAAGCACAGATACTTCAGCTATACGCTACAGGTCGAGTGACAGGCTAACACAAGTAAACACTTATTAAGAGATAGGATAACAGCTAATGGCTTTACCAGGTATTGAGTTTGTGGGAGATGCGTATACAGCGCAACGTGCTGACGTATTTATCCCTGACCTATGGAGTGCAGAGGTTAAGCGCTTCCGTGATGCAAAACTCATCACATCCGAGTACACTAAGAAACTTCCCTTCGCAGGTAAGAAGGGTGACCGCTTGCACATTCCGAACATCTCACGAGCAGCCGTGTATGACAAACTCCCAGAGCGTCCTGTGACGATGCAAGCTCGAACGGAGTCTGAGTTCTACTGTGATATCGACACCTACAAAGAGTCGTCTTTCATGATAGAAGATATCGTAACGACCCAAGCTGCTTACGCTCTACGCAGTGAGTACACACGAGAAGCTGGCTACGCTATCGCTCGTGACATTGACAACTCTGTCCTAGCACTACGCGCAGCAGTTAATGCGTTTGCCTCGCAGGTTATCTTCAACTCCTCTAATGGACTTGTTACGGGTAACGGTGCAGGTAACCCCATGTCGTTTGCATCTTTCTTGACTGCCAAGCTTATCCTTGATGCAGCTGATGTTCCGCCCGAAGACCGCGTGTTCGTTGTGTCTCCTGGACAGTACGCTCAACTCTTGAACATCAACCAGTTCACGAACGTGCAGTTCGTTGATGGTCGCCCTGTTCAAAATGGTTTGGTTGGTTCACTGTTTGGTATCCCTGTAGTGATGACCTCTCAAGTTGGTACTAACTCCGTAACGGGTTATGTCAACGGTACAGGCAACACTGCTGCACCTACTCCTGGTATTAACGGTTCTCCGTATATTCCTAAGCAGGATACTTTCACCTCGTTACCAACAAACTTCACTGGCGACAACCGACCTATCGTTACTTCCCTTCTATGCCACATGGACTGGGCAGTATTGGGTATTCAACAAGAGCCAGCACTAGAGTCTGGTCGAGAACCCATCTATCAAGCTGACGTTGTTATTATGACTCAGCTTTACGGTACTCGCTTGTTTCGTTCAGACCATGCTGTACTTATTCACTCCATCAACACCTTAACCTAAACGCTATGCCTACCACGACATCCAACCTACTCGCGGTAGTTAATAGAGTGATGGAGAATGTTGGAGAGAGGCAAGTTACCTCTCTCACAACTCCTTTAGGTAAGTTAGTATATGACTGCCTGGTATCAGCTTGTTACGAAGTTTCACTTATGAACGAGTGGACTTTTCTTAAGTTGTTTCTACCAGCGCAGTCATGGACTAATGAAGTTGCTTACTTAGGAGATAACATTCAAGCGGTACACAACGTAGTCTCAGGAGATACTGCAACTGGTTTTAGACCGTTGCGGTTTCTTCCTTCTGATATGTTTAATACTCGTCCTCTGTTTGCTGCTGATGATACCATGCTATACAGTTGGAGAGACTATATGCTAACTGACTTTAACAAGGTCAGGTTTAACCCATACCCAACGGGTTCTATCGGTCAGAGTCAAATACTGTTTGATGTTTCAACTAGCATTGTGCCTCCGTCTAACCCTACTGACTTCTTTCCTTTTCCTGAACGTTTTGTTTTTATTGTCATTGCTAAAGCAACATCTCTAGTGCTACTCAGACATTTGGGTGATGCTGGAACTGCACAGGTAGAAGACGCTAGGTTTATGAAGTTGGCTAGTCAAATGATGCAGAGAGAAAGAGGTACTGTAGCAGGTAAACAAAGTATGTACAAACCCCTACGCGGTAACTACCCAAGAAGATAAAGATGCCAGATATTAAAGCAACAGCCGCACAGTTTGAACGTGACCAGCCTAGACAAGTAGAAGACAGTATTCAAAGCTCAAACTTTGGGGGTTTGAATACAACTGCTAACCCTATCAACTGCCCTTACACTGACTCACCTTTTTTAATTAACACCAGTGTAGATATCTCAGGCAACATCAACAAACGAAACGGTACTAGGCAACTAGCTCAAACTGTGGGTGCTGTGCAAAGTGCTTCCATGATGCCATTCACTACGGGGCTTGGGTATAACCACGTCGTACTTAAGAATGGGACAAACATTGAAGTCTACGAGATAATTAACGACATCTCGACTCGCATCATGTTGAAGAGTAATGTGTGGAACTCTTCAGCACAGTTCATTAAACCATCTTTTGTTAGAACATCAGAAGTAGAGCCTCGACTCTTAATGATGACAGGGGTTAATAAACCAGTACAGTTAAAGTTTGCTGAACAACAGTTACCTATCACAGTTGGTTCACTCACTACATCAGTAGCTGTCAATGATACACTGAAGCGTTTCATTCAAGCATCAACATCTAATATGCTTGTGTACGTTGACAGGGTTAGACAGCCAAGTGCAACACTAAGCTACAACGCTGGAACTAATGTTCTCACTGTTGGTAACTTAGCACTTCAACCAGGTTCTCATGTAGTAGACATTGCACTCGTTACTTGGGCATGGTGGGCAGAGGCTATGCGTTGGCAGGGCAACAGGTTCTTTCAAGTAACAAATAGAAACAACGCTTCTATTGCTGACTTGTCTATTCCTATCCCTTTGTTTGTTCGCACAGATATTAACCCACTTAAACTTGGTACTAATAGCTTTAACATCATAGCGTATAGTGCAGCGCAACTCCCTAATGGATACTCAAACCCAAACACTAACCAACCTACCACAAACGTTCAATACGGGTTTTCAGACGGTGGTACATACACTCCCGCTGCGGCTCAAGCGCTTAACCCATCAAACCTGTACATTACGTTCGGTGCTCTACTCGGTTCTACTTCATTACCACTTTACTGGATACGTAGACGTGAGTTACGGTTAAATAATAACCAACCTATCTTACCAACAAACTTAGATGTATATGTAGATAAAGTAAAGCATGGTCAAGTCTACACTGGGTCTACAAATGTAGCGCAGGACTACTTCTTGTTTAGCGACAACACTACAGGAAATGCTGTTACTATTCTTGACCAAGTAACTCCAGCTATCTATATGTCCTTTGAGTTTAGTTCGGCTGGTGCTGTTAGCATTGGTGTCAACTACTCTTCATTCGTTGAAGCGATAAACTCTAACAACACTACTCACATTGGTTCAAGTACAGTAAAAGAAAGAAACCCCTACAAGGATGGGTGTTACGTCCCTGCATACGGGCTAGGGTTATTTGCAGACTACTTGAACGGTTACTACCCTAGACAAGTTGCACTCTACCAAGGGCGTTTAGTGTTAGGTGGTTTTCCTCACATTCCACTTACAGTTCTATTTAGTGAAGTGGCAGACACTACTATCCCTGGTACGTTCTACTCGTTCTTTCAAGTAACGAATGACTTAGCTGGTGTACCCTCAGACCCCTTTGATGTTATTGTTTCTTCTACACCAGAGGATAGAGTAGTATCATTTCAAGAGTGGCAAGGTAATTTATTTTGCTTTACTAGAAAGAGTGTGTTTCGTATCTACGGTATTAACCAGCCATTGTCTGCTACTTCCAATGCAGTTAACCTAGTTTCAAACATGGGCTTGGTCAATGAGCAATGTGTAGCTACCACTGAAACATCGTTGATGTATCTAAGTGACTTTGGAGTGTTTGACCTTGTACCCTATACACTGTATGGAGAGTACCAAGTTAGAGAACACTCACTTAAGATACGAACTGAGTTTGGTCTTACCCTTAACCCTAACTATGAAACTCTACCCTTCTTAAAGTATGACCAAACTAGACGGGCTGTATACTTAGGATATCCGGTAGTTGGAGAAGTGTACACTTGTAGGAGACTTTTTGTATACTCAACCTTTAGAGAAAGTTGGACTGAGTACGATACGCCTGGAGCTTTTCAGAGCTTTAGTGCTTCACCTTATGTTGATAGAGCTTTGGGTACTTTCTTTGGAATGCTATGTACTCGTTACAGAGTTGCTGGTGTCCCAAATGATATTACCTTCATCAGGTTTGACGACGTAAGACTTGTAGACTTTAGGGTGATAGTTACGGCTGTTGGAGGAACTACTAGTTTACCAGTTAATACACCACCTGTATTAACATTTACTACCTCTAGTGGTCAACACATTTATTCGTACTTGTTTCAAAACAATGGACAGACATCTTCCTTTGTAGCGACACCATTAACTAACGTTCAAGACATAAGCGTAACACTGAATGGTGTACCACTTGTTTTTCAAGTAGACTACCAAAAGTTACCTAACGACTGTATCTACTTACTAGCAGACCCTGGCACAGGCAACACTCTAGTCATTACAGCTAGACGACCTATCGCAGACTCACCAGAGGGACAAGCATTCTACGGACTGTCTTCACCTATAGATGCAGATGTTAATGTAGTTTACTTAGACAACGTTCTACAAACTCCTAACTTGTACCCCGCAGTTAATGGTGGTGGTTTTTATACTATTGCAGTTACTACTCTAGTTAGTCAAGTTGTAGAAGTTGGTCAAGCGTTTCTTACTCTGTACTCTACTCCTTTGTTTGATAGTCAAAGCATTGCAACTAATAAGAGACTAACTCACATAGTAGCTTATATGTCTAATGCTGACGCTGAGACTTTCTATAACAGTTTATCTGTGAATACGTTAGATGCACAACCAGCATCTCAAATAGTAGACAATAGAACAACTAGACTTAATGCTTCATTCCTTGTAGCATACAGTTCTAACTCTGACGCTGACATTAGCTACGACATCTACGGTTATAGAAGTTTAGTTTGGGATGATACGAGTTTTGATATTCAACCATCTGCTAGGTCTTATGAACAGTACCAGCTATTCAAACAACCTATCATTGGTACAGGGTACTCTATTCAGTTCTTCATCATGAACTATGACGACTCAGCATTTTCACTAGCAGCTTACCAGATACTCGTTGCTCCTAAAGGGCGTAGAGTTCTTACTCGTTACTAAATAGGAGGTAACACCATCGCAGCCGTCGCACCCATTCTAGGCGTTGTCTCAGCCGTCTCAGGCATCGCTAGTGCTAACAGTCAAGCTTCAGCCCAACGTGATAGTGTCCACGCAAGTAACCTAGCTAATGATGCACAGTACGCAAATGAAAGAGCGAAGCTACACAGCCAGCAACAGTTTGCAGACTACACCGCATCTATCTCGAACTTAAAGAACCAAGGGTTACTTAGTCAACAGCAGTTGGGAATTCAATACTCAAACATTATGGAGGGTATAAGAAGTTCTGAGATGGGCTTCCAAAACCAACAGAAGGTATTAACCCAACAAACGCAAGCTATAGGTGATAAAGGTATTGCACAAACAATACGATATAACGCAGCACAGCAAGCACTCCAGCAAGAGGGCGCAGCTAGACAACAAAACACCCAAGCACAAAACCAGATAGGTCAAGCTGCCTCTGGTGACAATACAGCGTTACAGATGGGCATGACGCAAGCTGATATGATAAAGAGTATGTCAGCTATCAACATGGGTAACAACTCTTGGCAGTCTGCATCTGGAGATACTCAACAGCAAGGGTTTGAAAATAAGAAGTTACAGCAAGTAGCACAAGATAGACAAGGGCTGGCTGATGCAACATCTAATAATGCAAACCAGTTAGCTTACGCATTAAACGCCGCAGGGCAACAGAAGAACTTAGGTACTATATCTGCTGACTCATTAACTAACAACTCTAACAATGCTTTGAACTACGCACAGAGTGTAGGTGCTGCTAACCAACTTACTATTCAACAACAGCAAGCAAACCAACAACTAGCAAATACAACTGCTGTTAACTCCCTACAAGGTGCAGCATCTTTAGATACACTTACTAACAGAGCAAACCAAGTAACGGCTACTCAAGGTATCCAACAGCAGAGTAATGCAGCGGCATCTCAGTTTGGTTCTCAGCAAGCAGCACTTCAAGCTCAGATGGCTTCTATTCACGGTGCTAACATTAACCAGTTTGCCCAGCTTGGGTTGACAGCCTATCAAGGTTACGGGTTGCTCTCCAGCCAGTCCTCACAGCCTCAGCAAGGTGGCTACTCCGTAGGTCAAGGGCATCTGTCCCCCTACAACCAAAGCGACCTTCCAGGGGAACCTGGGGGCTACACAGGGAACGTTTCAAACTCTAACACAAACTACTCAGGACTATTGAGCGGAGGAAACTATGGCTGATGATAACAATGGTACTTTTCAAGATACTGCTCAGCAAACCTCCTCCGCTGGTTTAACTCTCATCGGTGTTGACCCACCATCTTCTAGACAAGCTAGGTATCAAACTCCTGAAGCAACTACCATCACTCCTGACTCGTTGATGGGTGCTACTTCAACGATGCCTAGTTTGAATACTGCATCTACAGCAACAGAGAATGCAGGGGGTCAAGAGTTACAAGGCGCACAGCTTCGTTTGCAAGATACCTTGAAAGGTAACACTGCTGTTGCACAAAGCATCGCAGGTGGTCAAAGCGCTGCTATCGATGAGATGAAAGCATCTGTAGCTAACTCACAGTATGCTAACAAAACTTGGCAAGAGGGCATCGGTCAAGTAGGTAACTACCTTCAAGCTCAAGCTTCTGCTAAACAAGGTCAACAGCTTATTCAAGCGACGCAAGACATAGAAGACTTTCGTACACGTCAAGCTGAGAGTGGGTTACTACAAAACGGTACAGGGGTTGCTCGACAAGAGCTTACACAGATATTATCAAAGTATCCTAACTTAGCTGCTAAAGATGTAGAGAGTCTACTAAAGACAGGATACGAACCTATCCAAGCTTTTGCTAACAAGACTCAAGAGGGGTTGCTTTCAAACATGAACGAGCAACGCACTAAGACGATGGATATTGTATCTGCACAGTTTAGTATTAAACTACAAACAAACCTGTCTGCACTATCTAACCCACAAACACCAAACGTACAAGAAGTCTTAGGAGGTATTCAAGAACAGATAGTAGGTTTAACACAAGACCCTTCATTAGACCCACTAACTAAACTTACTGCTTTATCTTCAGCATACCATTCTATCGGTACTGCATTAGATACCCACGACACTAAAGGGCAAGAAGCACTCAACTCCATTAACAATGGAATGCAGTACCTTCAAGGTAACCTTGACATCAACTCTAAGATACGAAGTGGTGAACTTACACCAGAGCAAGGGCAAGCAAAACTAGAAGCACTCAAACTTGAAACTCATCAAAGTACAACTGTAGGTGGTATTGCTTATGACTACGCAGAAAGCAAACGCTTAGAGCATGAGCGCAATGTACAGACCTTTTCTACTCTCGCAGAAAACAGACAAATAAAGTATTTAGATAGTGTACACCTAAGTAACGCTTCTATGGGTGCTGCGGTATTTGAAGCTGTCACAAACAAAGCTCGCTACGAATACTATAAGAACGACCCTGTAGTTTCTAAGAGTGCATTTGGTAAAAACATTGTTGGTATTGCAGATACCTTTAATAAAGCACAAACTGAAAGAGCTACACTTAACCAAGATGCTGTTAAAGCTACTCAAGGTCTAACGGCATTTAATGCACAGACTACTGAAAGCCTTATTCAGATGTCTCGCGGGTACAGTGACACTCAGATGTCAAATATGTCTGAAGGTGACGCAACGATACTAGGGTTGTTAAAACAGAGTAGAAAGCAACCACTCACTCAAGATGAGATATCTACTATTGCATCGTTACGTCAACAACACGCAGACACATATCAAGCGTTACTACAAACTTATGATAACCGTCGTACTGCTTTAGATGCACAGTTAGCACCTTATGGTCTTAACGGTGACATGGCTACCATTAGTAATGCACAGCAAAGAAACAAAGGTGCTATTCAGTCAGCGTATAAAGCGTTAAGTGACTCAGCAGGTTTAGCGAACGATGGTAGTCAAGCAACCTCCTATTATAACCAGGGAGGGAAGAGCGGTAATAAAGCCCCTTTTGACCAGCCCCTAAATGGGGCGAAAGGTCAGATGGCTAACCCAGCTTCCTTTGCAACTTCGACTTACCACGGCTCTCAAGTTATCTTGCCATTCTCTAGAAATGCTCAAGCATCTATCTTAGATAACTACAACCAAGATAGAGGCGACCACACTCACGCTGGTATTGACTTACCTGTACCTATTGGAACTAACGTTGTATCTCCCGTAAATGGCAGAGTAGACTACATTGGTAATGACCCGACAGGTTATGGTAAGTTTGTAGATGTTGTTGGTGATGACGGTATGAGGTATCGTTACGGACACCTTAGCTCATCAAGTACACACGTTGGGCAAACGGTAGGTGTAGGACAAACCGTAGCACTCTCTGGTAACAGTGGAGATAGTGAAGGACCACACGTTCACTTTGAGATAAGAAAAGCTAACTCACCTATGTATGGGTTTGATGGTACAGTAGACCCACTTATGTATTTGCAACAACAAGCGAAGAGAGGTTCTAATGTATTTCAACCGAGAGGCAACTATCCTCAAACGTACTCAGCATCTAGTGGCGCTAACTCTCAGAGTGTTACGCACTTCCCATCAAATGCAATGCCTGTACCTGGTGGTTACTTTCTCAATGGTTCCTTTTTTCCTTCGACTGACAACGTAAACCCACAACCACAACAACAGTCGTTTAACAGCACTACTCCTCTGCGTAACGGTGTAATGCCTGAGAGTCCTAAAGACTATCCACCTAACGACCCTCGCGCTAACTACGGATACACAGCACTAGCAACGAACCCTAGCTTTGCGTCGGCAGTCGCTAAGGTATCAACAGAGGTTGGTATTCCTGCGGTATGGTTAGCAGACATGATGGGTACTGAAAGTGGACATAACGCATCAGTTATTAACAGTTCAGGATGTGTAGGACTTATTCAGTTTTGTCCAGGAAGTACAATGGGATGGACTGCAAACCAGATAGCTAATATGTCACCGGAGCAACAAGTTCTCGGACCAGTTCGCGCATACTTAAAAGATATCAAAAATACTATCGGTGCTTTTAGAAGACCCGCAGAACTTCACCTTGGTATCTTTGGTGGTGCAGGTAATGTCTTTAAGTTACGGCAACAAGGTTCTGGGTTCAACGTCCGTGATACTAACATTGACCGTGTTAGTTATGTTACTCAAATGCTAGGAGCCTCCAAAGGCAGGAAGTATAGACCCTAATGATGAACGTACTCAACAATAAGTTATCCAGCGGTCAAACATACGAGTCTCGGTTACTTCAACTAGGAGCCGGGGCAGGACGACAATACCCTACACCCGATACTGAACAAAGCGGTGAAAGGTTCTCTAGGCTAAGGCATCAACTTCACGAAGACAACCACGTTGCAGACTGTAGAGTGTGTAACGCACTCCACGAAAGTGGCTCACCTATTGTACTACACGAAAGCGAACTGAATGTCCCTGGAGGATACAATGCCTAAAGAACTGCCATCACCTATTCAAGCTGCTCAACAGAATGCACAGCCTCTAGCTCAAGTTCATATTCCTCATATTGCATCTAATGAAAAACCAACCCAAAGCCAAGCTTCAAGTCAACCCATCCAACAAGGGCAACCTACAGCCCCTAATGCCCAAGTCCAGCCAACCAGCCCCGCAACCGTTCAACCTACAGGGCAACCTTCCCAAGTCACGAACGATGCCCGCGATGGGAACGACTCCCTCTTTAAGAGTGACGAGCAAGTCCAACGTGATGCCTCAGCCCTTACAGCCCCAACCTCCGACTCAGCCAGCACCGGGGCAACAGGCTTCCTTGGGCAGTCTCTTAATGAAATAGCAGGACAAGTACCAGACTACAACGGGATGGGCAATGCTTCGGCACAACGCCCACTTAACTTTGACCCATCCCAAGTTGGTTTACCACAACAAGACGCACTCAATGCACAAGCGGATAAAAAGCAAGAGAGTTCTTTATTTAATACTATTGCTAATGGTGTTGATGATGCCTCTCGCAACGCCGAGTTCTATCCTACTACCTATCATGGTTCTTATGCTGATATGGCTTCGCGAAGTCTTAGCGACCAAGCGAACCTCAACCAAGGCATCATTGATAACTACGCTAGAAACCAAGCGGCTCAAGCTATTGTAGCTGCACAGCAAACACCACCACAGAACCGTACAGACCCTAACCAATATCACCCTGACTCAACTAGCAACCCGTTTGAACAGTTTAAGAACTGGCTTGGTTTTGGAGACAACCCGCAAAGTGCACCGTTCGACCCTCTTAAAAACCAGTGGGGTCAAGCGGGTCACGGGGTTGGTGGCGCTATCATGTACGGCTTGGGCTTAGTAGTGCAGAATGCCCCTGCTGCAATATTAGGTGATATTAAAAATGCTAGGGACAGAGTAGTTAATACACTCCCTTCACCGTTACAGACTGTTCTCAACTGGAACCCAGTAACTAATATCTTTCAACCTTTAGAGCATTTCGTACAACCTGTTACGGACTTCCTTCATGGTCAGGCGGCTAAAGCTCAGAGTGTAGCTGAGACATCCCCTGACCTTTTCTCACCCCTACGCGCTATCATCTCTAGTGCGGGTGCTATTGATAATGCGGTTGCTGCGATACCTCACTTCTTAGCTAACGCAAACATTGTACGTAACACTGATGACAAAACCAAACCTCTGCACATTGTTCAAGCGCTTAGGGGTGCGCAATACTCTAACACATATGACGAGGCAACTCGAAAGAGAACATCGTCTCCCATCGGTATTGGCGGTACTGACGACCGTGTTCCTTTCTTCCTTGACCCTGGGCATCTTGTTGGGACAGCACTCGACATTTTTGCACTTCCAAAAGCTGGACTCGGACTTATCAAACTTACAGCAAAAGTTGCAAGTATTACAGAAGCAACGAGAGTCGCAAGAGTCACTTCTACTATTGCAAAAGTCACAGAGTTTGCCGTTGACCCCCTACAGCCTATTATCTCCCCCGTCCTTAACAAGGTCGCCGGGTTGTTACCAGGAGGGTTTAAGCAAGGAGTAGCTGACTTTTACAATAACCCGTTACGCCTACCAGGTGTGGGTGCTCGTCCAGTAGAGGGTGGTGGGTTCGTTGCACACGGTAACGGCGAGACAAAGCCAGTACCTACAGTGGACTTGGGTAACGCTACTATTGAGAAGCCTCCTAGTGCATCTGAACCTTTTACTTTTACAGGTGGCGCTTTAGAAAACAAAACTACTGTAACACCCCTTAAGCCAAAAGTACCAACACCAACACCAACACCAACACCATCACCATCACCATCAATAGACTACGCAGGAGAAGTAGCACAGCAGATAGTACGAGACAAAGAAGCTACTGTAGCTGAGATGTTTCGCAAAGCTGGACTACCTGATGATGGGTCTAGTGCAGGTCACAATTTTAATGGGTTTTTTGGTGGTAGCGATGGAAAACTTGACTCGTGGGCTAATGATGTAGACTTCATTAAAAAAGGTGTTGCGAGTGATGGCAAGTTTCCAGAGCAGTTACGCAAAACTTTAGCTGGACAAGTATGGGATAGTTTACCTGGGCGAGGTATTCCACAAACAGATGAAAACCTGGATAAATTATTATACTCTGTTTATGTTAAAGACAAGAATGGTTCTAGTAGAGCAAAGGCTCTACAAACATTAAACGATGTCTTTGACCTTTCTCATAAACCTACTCCGGCTGTTGAAGTAAAGGTATCCCCAGCACCATCATATGATGTACCCATTAGTTCTCAGTCTTACAAAGAAGGTGGTTACTTCAAACTAGGAGATGTCCAACCTACCTCTGTATTTAATGCTGGTAGTGAACCTCGTGGCAACACTGCATTCAATACCAATGAGACAGAGCGCATTCATCAAATGATGCGCGACCAAGGGTTAGTCATTCCAACTCCACTAGAGAGCAAGCACACTATCTCGTTACCCAACGGCGTAGAGCCTGTAGTGCAGATACCTGATACCCTCGTCAAACTACCTAGTGTAAACGTTGATGCTATTACATCCACACCTGGCTTGAGGATGGCTTCAGAGGAGTCTCAGGTGTTAGGTGTCCTAAGAGAAGGGAACGCTATTCAACCCCTACCCAGTGATCCCACAGCTATAGTAGAGCCGTCATTAGTAGAACGTGGTAATTCCCTTGCAGTTATCAGGGACTCACTAGAAGAGACTCGAATTGGTAACCCTAGTGTAAATAGAGCAGATATACAGGAAGGGGTAAAACTACCTAGTGAAGATACATCGTTGGATGAACTCTATGCACAGGCAGACTCGATAGGCAACAAGTACCAAACTCCTGAAGAGATAGCTTCACACAATGAAGCACTTAGCAAAGTTGGTAACGAGGTAGATAATACTATTGAACAACAGTTTCCAGACAACGCTGGTACTGCTACATCTGAGCCATCTACTACGAGACAACCATTACCTAACGCACCTAAGGGGTACAAGACTAACTCTTCACTTTCTAAGAAAGAAGAGATGTTAGCTAAGATGGAAGCTTACAAAGCATCCAAGCTTACACCTCAAGAGCGTGTACAAATAGCTACTGACAAAGTACAAACCGAAGTACCACAACACAACACGAGCTTTGACGCTGAGACTATCGCTCACGTTAAAGAACAGTTGCCACTTGTACCGACGAGAGTATTCTCTGGAGATATGACGTTAGCTGAATATGCACAACAACTGTCTCAACACATTGAAGGTACTCAAGTAAACCCACAGAACCTAGTACAGAAAGCTAGAACACTAGACCAACTAGGAGCTATTGCTAGATACATTCCTGGTGAAGATGGTTTACCCTTAGTATCTCAAACCGTTAAGGAGCCATTCAAAACTTGGAAGCAAGTAAATGAAATGGTGGCTAAGATGAGTGACCCTTCGTATCGACGCATCTTCGATAGGTATGGTGAACCTATCCCACAAGATGTATTAGATGGTATTGGGTTTAGAGTTACTAAGCGCTCTGAAGGTTTAGATGGTTCACCACCTGTAGAAGGTGTTGTACAGAATACCGCAAGCCAGTTGCAACCACCACCAATGAAGACATGGACTGACCCATCATTCATTGAGAAGAAACTAGAACCAAAAGGGGATAGCTTTACTCGTGCATCTTGGAGTCAAGAGCTTGAGAGTCAACGTGACCTATATCAAGTAGAGTTACAAAAGGAAGTAGCTAAAGGAGAACAAGCAAACGCACAGAGCATTGAAGACTTACAAGCTAACATCGATAGGATAAATGGACAAAAAGAACATCCAGATGTAGTCAGTGACCCTAGAGCGTTACGCGCATTACAAAGAGATGTGCTACCTCCAACACACGTTGGTAAGAGTGACAGGGTAGTTCAAGCTACACAAGACTGGGTTGATAAAAGTGTAGCAGTTAGTAACGATGCAGACCATTACAAGCAAGCACAGCAACGTCAACAAACCATTCAAGTAGCTTTGGAGGATAGCACTCAAAAAACATTAGCGTTGCCAGATGTAGGGCGCAAACAAGAAAATGCTTTTCCACTCGCAGAAAGTATTCGCAATGCTACTAGCTCAGTTGTAGAAGGTGGACAACCTATTAAATACAACCCTGACTACTTACAAGAGTTATTAACTACTCCTAAACAAAAGTTGTCAGATGAGATGTGGGCTAGAAGTGACGCGTTAACAAACCGTGTAATACCAGAAGCAAAAGCTGCTGAAGATGTTGCTAAAGACTTAGGGATAGATGTACATGCTACTAGAGATATTAACGTTACTAACGGGGGACATGGAAGTGCGTGGTTTGATGAAGGTCAACTTCACAATACATACAATAGTGACTTTGATAGGTTACTAAATACAGTTCACGAACTCACTCATTTCTATGAAGGTTCTAGATACGGTTCATTAACTAACGGACATATCAGTACAGAAATAGTAGCTGAAACTGTTAGTTCATTAGTAATGCAAAAGATACTCCCAGAAGAAACTTCTTTAATAAGAGCAAAGTGGGGAAAGTTTATGGAAGCTATTCCTAGACTTTATAAAGATAATATCGGTATTACTCTTTTTAACTCAGGGAGTGTTCAAAAGTACGTTACTAAAAATGAGGGTATTATTAAGAATATTGCTAATGATATTCTTACTCGCATTGAAAACAAAGTTCACGCACAGCCTTTAGTGGATACTATCAATAAAGGTACAATGGCTGTTGGTACTAACGACCAAGGCGTTATTGACTCGTTACACAAAAACAGTTTAGTTGAGCAATACAAGCAAACACTAAGGGAGTTGGGTGATGCAACAGTAGACCACGAGTACGCTAAAACTCCAGGAGAACAAAGTCAAAAGCAAGCTCTAGTTGATAGTCTAACTGAACAACAAAAGCAACTCCAACTAGAGTTAGGTAAGTTAGAAGGAGTGCAAATGGCTAGAGGACAGACGACACCATCTGTACGCCTTGAAAGTAACTTTGAAGTTGCTCGTAACGATGCAATGGCTAACACTGGTCGCAACCATCCAGACCCCACACGGTTAAACAACAATGGCACAGTCGTTGAAGTTAAACCCGATGTGTCTCAACCCGTTGAAGGTAACGCACTATTAACTGAGGATGTTCGTGAGAGGATGCTCAATGCAATGGAAAGCACTTTTGACGTAGGTGACCCTATGGAACGCAAAGCACTCAAGCGTATTAAAAGTGTCTTACACAACGACAAGAGTTCTTACAACGATGTAGTTAACGCTTTTAGTGCTTACACTGCACAAACTGGGTTAACGAGTGAAAGCTATGCAAGTAACTTTCAGCGTTACTTAAAAGGTGAGTTGACTCATGGTGGTTACGACTCTATTGCTCACGCTAACCCAGATGGTACAACGTCACTTGAGTTACTTGACTCATCTAAGCAACTGCCTATCCACTCTCAAGAGATGCCACAAGTATCTCCTTTAGAGCAAGCGGGTGCTAGATACAACACTGACTCTACAAGAGCGTCTAACAACCCTTATGATGTGTACGCTCAAGTAGACCATCAAGAAAGTGCTACTCAACTCTTAGCCAGAATATCACAAGACAGTGCTGCTAACACAGCTAGTGCCGAGCGTGACTTACTACAGAGTACACACGAAGCTCTCGATGCTTATGACAACTTAGGTTTAGAAGCAAGTCACGAGAGAGCACAGAAACAAGTTCATATTCAACAAGATGCTCAAGACCACTTTGATGCACTCGACCGTCACTTGAACACAACGTCTAAGAACCCTTGCGATATTTAGGAAGTTATCCATCATGTCAGTTTGCACAAACACAAGTACAGTAGAAAACCCCGACGGTAGAAAGAAACAACCCTTTTCAAAAGAGGAAGAAAACATCAGACTGAAAGCGGCTGACTACTTAGCTAAACTAAAGGAAGCAAACGCCGATGCCTTTGGTAACGCTACTAAGCAACAAGCTGCCGATGCTGCTAGGATGAGTGTTGAAGCGGAAGCAAAGATATCACAACAGCTAGGGGCAGTTATTAAACTAGACCCTATGCAAACGGATAGACTAGCTTCCTTTAACGCTAGAATGTTTGGCGAGATGGATGATGTCGTAAAGAGTAAGTTACTCGGAACTACTGAGTACACTACTCCTGGTGACATTCGTTCAGCTATGCTAGAGAGCAAACGTGTAGCTCACGGTGCTCTAGATGAAGTAGGGTTACTCGAAAAGACAGGACGTATCGCAGACCTGATAGATGCTATCAAACGTGAGACTACTTTACAAAGTATCTCTAAAGAAAGTGTCAACGATGTTATTCGTGAAACCATAGAGGTTGGTAGAACGGGGCAAGACTTAGCAGTCTATGGTAACACACCAGGTATGCAAAGTATTGCTAACTGGCGTTACAACAACTACATGGACTTCATGAAACAACAGGGGTTTAGTGAAGGGTCTATCAATAACATTATTAACCTCTCTACCCCCGTTGCTAGTGCGGGGGATGAGATGAGAGCTATCGCAATGTCTCAAGGTGTTGACGTTCCTAAGTTGCAAGGTATGGGATATCTTGCTCGTGTTCCCACAGATGACTTTGCTAAGTTTATGAGGGCACGTATTGAACCCAACATCCTTGAGGAGATACGTCAAGGGAAAGTAACACTCAGTGGAGCATTTGCAAAAGCTCGCTCTACTGTGTGGTACGCGCCAGTGAACGAAGACTTAGGTGCTATGTTCTTAGGGACTACTACTGAGAACCTTAACAAGTTACTAAAAGACCCAGTGAAATTTCGTAACTACATTGACGAGAACTTAACAGTTAAACAACTCGACGACCTCGTTGACACTGGTATCTTTAAGCAACTACCCATGACTGGTACTGAAGCGTTTAACTACGTTGTAGACCAGAACCAGCTACCGTTTAAGAACATCAACGAGATGTGGAAAACAGACCCATACGAAGCAATGGGTGCTATGGCAAACAACATGAAGAAGTCTGTTGGTAATGCTGCTATTATTAAGACAGCACTTAAAGATGCTATGGATGCAGGATGGTCTATCCCAAGTTCACTAGCTACTCAAGAGCACGCAGGATGGGTATCAACGAAAGGTATTAACCTCGACCGCTATGGTATCGACCTTAATGAAACACCTTATCGAGAAGACTTGTTAGTTCACCCAGAGGTTGCAAAACAAATGCAGTCACTACTAGATGTTTCTTCATCTCCTGCAAAAATGGGTACGGTGATGGGGTACGTTCAAGGTGTTTTTAATACACTTCACAAAGTAAAAGTAGTGTCTACTGCACCCGCGTATCTTACTAAGATACTATTTCAAAACGCTATCTCTCTAGCTACTGCTGAAGGAAATATTGCTAGGTTACTCCCATCACACTTTGATATGATGAGGGTAGGTAACAAAGGACTTGAAGTGTTTGATAACATTAAAGCTATTGGTACTATCGATGGTGTAGAGGTAACACAACAAGATGCACTTAAGAAGTTACTAATGTTTAGGGGTGAAGACGTTGCACCAGAGTCTAGTGGTATTGCTGCAGGACGAGTTAACTGGAATACGTTCAACCCACTTAACTCTCAACGTGCATTAACTAACATGATAGCTTATGCTAAAGCGTACGGTACTGACCCGTTGGGTGTTGTCATTAAAGGTGCAGACTACGCTGGATACCTTGCTAACAAGATGCTGAGTAACGCGTACTCTGGTGTTGCAGTACCAGCGAGAATAGCAGACATGTCAGCTAGGTGGGCGTTACTACAAAGTAAACTAGCTAGTGGTGTTGACGTATCTTGGCAAGAGATAACTCGTACGATGGACAACAAGTTCTATATGTACGATGACCTTGGGCAAGTTAATAAACAACTAGCTCAATACGCATTCCCCTTTAGTTCGTGGACATTAAAGAACCTACCAGCAATGGCTAGGTTTGCACTCAAAGACCCACAGAAGTTTATCGCTTACAATAGACTTCTACAGACCATCAACTATCAAAACCAAGGCAAAGGAAAAGATGCTCCTATCGAAGCAATGTACCCACAGGGCTTTGATGAGAACTACCCTATCACAGTAAGCAGTGACCCTATCAGCGGTCATCAGTCTATGCTAATGCCTAATGGTTATGACCCTATCACTGATGCGTTTTCTAACATTGTATCTAGTGGTAATGCGGCAGATAGAATACTCTTTGGTCATTACAATGGCGATAGTAAAGAACAAACGACGTTAGCTACAAAAGGACAGATAGGTTCAGCACAAGAGTACATGGCTGGTTTAATAGGACGTTCGTACTTTGCACCTGCGTTTGCTGGTATGGGTATTGACGTAAAGAACGAGATGTACAATAAACCCGACAGTGGTTTTGATAGTCACACATTTGCAGGACATCCTATGAGTGGTGTGGTTAGAGCAGTTCTTATGTCCGTACCTCCTTTGAAGATGTTAGAGAACTCAGGTATCCTTGGTACACCAGAGAGTAAGTATTACCAGTTACAAAACCAGCAACCTGCGTGGATGAGAGTCGCCAATACGTTTGGTGTTACCATGCAAACTGTAGACACTTTACAGAACATCGGCTATAACTATAAGGATATGGTTAAAGCTGAGGGTGAAATGAAGAAAGCCTATAGTGACTACTCGTTACAAAATGGAGGTAAGAAAACATCTGATATGTCTGACAATGACGTTAAGATGTACACTCACTACGCTGATGCTTATTGGCAATTAAAGATGGATATCAGCAGACTAGACACATATAAGAAAGCACACAACCTTACAACTCCTGAGTTACAAAAGAGACTCGATAATAAAGTGACTAGAGCAGAAGTAATGTCTGGTGCTAAGTCATTACCTGGTAGTGACATCCTAACTAATATTATGCAACAAAAAGGAGGTAACTAATAACATGGCAACTAACAACGCTTCAGGCAGCTACTCTGGTACTGGGTTTACTGTTT